GTGTGGCACCCCACCCCCGCCACACTGGCACCCAAACCGTCATAGAACCAAATACCAATACCCCCCATACCCCCCAGCCTTCGGCCGGGGGGCTTGCTGGGGCTGCTGCGCAGTGTTCAGGAACAGCCCCGGCTGCGCCAGCACCGCCGTCAAGACCGAAAGCCCAGCGCGAAGGCAAGCCGGCGCTTGGGCTGGTGGCCTGGCTGGAGCAGGTGAAGGCGGCCGGCGAGGACGCTATCCCGGCCAACGACCCGGTGCATGCCTACGCGGCGAAGGTCGGCATTGGCGAGGACTTGCTGCGGCTGTGCTGGCGGGAGTTCAAGCGGCGCCATCTGGAGTCGGGCAAGCGGCAGAAGGACTGGCGGCAGAAGTTCCGCAACTGCGTGCAGGGGAGCTGGTATCAGCTGTGGTGGCTGGCGCCGGGCGAGGCGGCGAGGCTGTCGAGCAAGGGCGAGCAGGCGCTGCGGTTCTTTGAGGCAGAAGACGCGGCTGACGCCGCAGGAGGTGCGTGATGGGCAGTGCGATCTTCGACCCACGCCCGGAAGACTCGACCGCCGGCCTGCGCGTGCCGCCGCACTCGGTGGAGGCGGAGTACAGCGTGCTGGGCGCGCTGCTCATCGATAACCGAGCCTGGGACCGTGTGGCGGACCTGCTGGTGGAGGGCGACTTCTACCGGCATGAGCACCGGCTCATTTATGCGGCGGCGGCGCAGCTGATCAACGCCGGCAAGCCGGCGGATGTGGTGACGGTGTTCGACCGGCTGGGCGACAAGGCCGATGAGGTGGGTGGGTTGGGCTACCTGAACCAGGTGGCGCAGAGCGTGCCGTCGATGGCGAACTGCCGGCGGTATGCGGAGATCGTGCGTGAGAAGGCCATCACACGGAACCTGCTGGCGCGGATCTCGGACGCGCAGGAGGTGGCCTGGGGCGACGCTCCGCTGGCGCAGAAGGTGGAGGCGGTGGCGGCGCTGTTCGCGGGCATCGATGCGGGCAGCGCGCGCAAGAAGCCGCGGGGGATGGATGAGGTGATCGTCCAGGTGATCGACCAGATCAACGCGGCGGCCGAGGGCAAGGGCGAGTTGGGCTGGAAGACGGGCATCTCGAAGATCGACTGGCGGCTGAATGGTGGGCTGCGGGGCGGCAAGTTCGTCGTGCTGGCGGCGCGGCCGAGCGTGGGGAAGACGAGCTTGGTGGGGCAGTTCGCGAAGCGGCTGGCTGCCGATGGGTTGCCGACGCTGTTCCTGAGCCAGGAGATGGAGGCGGACGAGGTGGGTGAGCGCGCGCTGGCGAATGAGGCGCGGGTGAACTACTCGGCAATCCAGACGGGCAAGCTGAGCGATGACGAGTGGGCGCGGATCTCGGAGGGGGTCGACGTGCTGGGGCGGGTGCCGCTGTGGATCGACGACGAACCGGGGCTGACGATGCGGGCGATTGCGAGCAAGGCGCGGGGCATCAAGGGGCTGAAGGTGCTGGTGGTGGACTACCTGCAGCTGTGCGAGGGCGAGGGCGACAACCGCAACCAGCAGATCGGGTCGATCAGCCGCGGGCTGAAGAAGCTGGCGAAGCAGCTGGGCATCTGCGTGATCGGGTTGAGCCAGCTGAACCGCGAGGCGGACAAGCGGCCCGGGCGGCGGCCCATCATGGCGGACCTGCGCGAGTCGGGCGAGATCGAGCAGGACGCGGACACCATCATGTTCTTGTGGCCGCTGGACGAGGCGGAGGATGAGGCGGAGGTGCGGCATGTGGGCTGCGACTTCGCGAAGAACCGGCGGGGGAAGAAGGGCGCCTTCGTCATGACGTTCGAGGGGGCGAAGCAGCTGTGGCTGGAGTCGCACCGGTCAGTGGATGAGTTCGGCAAGCGGGGCGGCCTGGGCGGCGCTCGCTCCAGCAACGGTGGAGGGATGAACTGATGGCGAAGATCGCGTGGGTGGATGAGGCGCTGCAGCGCTGGGCGGCTGTGGTGGTGGGTGGTGCTGATGGGTCGGGTTACCCGACGATGTCGGTGCTGCACGAGGACTGGTCGCCACCATCGCCAGGGCAGACGCCGACGCTCAAGACGGTACAGGGCACAGGCGATGTGCGTCGCACGCATGCGGCGTTGGCGCTGCTGACGGTGCGGGCGAGGAACACGGTGGTGGTGCACTACTGCAAGCGGCTGTCGCTGGAAGAGCAGGGCGCCGAGCTGGGGTGTCAGGCGAAGACGGTGCTGGAGCGGATCGGTACGATTCATCGGCAGCTGAGTGGGCTGCTGGAGGGGAAGTGATGGAAGGTGATTCGATCGCACGCATGCAGGATGAGGACCGTCAACATCGGGAAGCGTGGCGGTTGGGTGAGTACGCCGGTGTCTGTGCGCACTGCGGCCGTGAACGGCTGTGTGTTTGTGCGAACGGCCAGCATCGGTGCGAGAAGTGCAACTGGTGCCCGGAGCTTGACGACTATGCGCCGGTGAGCTGACGTGCGAAATAATTTCTGCAACTTGGAATCACTGGGCTACATTCCCGCAACCTGATCTCAGACCGTCAGGAACACAAGCCCCCGCGCTGCAGCGATGCACGCGGGGGCTTTGCTTTGCCCATGTCGCAACACCGTCACCTCTACAACTCGGCGCGCTGGAAGCGGCTGCGCCTGGCCCAGCTGCAGGCGCACCCGTTGTGCCGCATGCACATGGAGCTGGGACAGACGGTGGAGGCGCGGGTGGCCGACCACATCGACCCGCATCGAGGCGACGAGGAGTTGTTCTTCAACGGCCCGCTGCAGTCGCTGTGCAAGCAATGCCACGACGCGCACAAGCAGGCCCAGGAGCACAACGCCGACGGCGTGCTGCGCGGAGCAGGGCTCGACGGCCGCCCGCTCGACCTGGCGCATCCGTGGCACCGTGCGCCGTCACCCGCAGGGGAGGGGGGGTCGAAAGTCCAGGGGTCGATGACGGCAGACCGGCCTGTTCCCTTCGTTCGCAAGACCGCGAAATTGGAGGGGGGGGCTTAAATGGGCAGGCCAGCAAAGCCGACCGCCCTCAAGGCGCTGGAAGGCAACCGCGGCAAGCGCGCCGGCAACTCGAACGAACCCGAGTTCGACCTGCTCAGCGACCTCGATCCCCCCGCGCACCTCTCCGAGCGCTCCGCCCTCGTCTGGCGCGAGCTGGCCTGGATGCTGCGCAAGGCCCAGGTGCTCACCGTCGCCGACAAGGTTGCCTTCGAGATCCTGTGCGACGCGATCGCCGACTACCGCTACGTGCGTGCCAAGCGCGGTGACGACTTCGTCACCACCAGCCGCAAGACCGGCGCCGAGATGCTCGACCAACTGCTCGTCGCCCAGCAGATGCTCGCCAAGCGTGCCGAGGGCTTCATGTCCAAGTTTGGCATGGACCCAGCCAGCCGCTCCAAGGTGATGGTCGACCCGCAGATGGGTCTCTTCGGCTCCGACAACGCCCAGCCCGCCGGCACCTCCCGCTTCTTCAAGTGACCGCCGAAGTCCTCGACCGCCCGGCCGTCACCCAGGCCGGGCGCAAGCCTGCCCGCTCGCGCCGCAAGCCTGCCGCGCCGGTCGATCGCGCCACCGCCTTCGCGCACAGCGTGCTCGCGGGCGAAACCATCGCCGGCCCGCACGTCCGCGCCGCCTGCCGTCGACACTTGGCCGACCTCGAAACCGGCGCCGAGCGCGGCCTCATCTGGTCCGCCGAAGCCGCGGCCGAGGCCATCGCCTTCTTCGAGGAAGTGCTGCGCCTCAACGGTGGCGACTTCGAGGGTCTGCCCTTCATCCTCCAGGGCTGGCAGGCGTTCGTTGTCGGCAGCCTCTACGGCTGGCTGCGCGATGACGGCTCGCGCGCCCGCCGCGTCGGCCCGCTCGACTTCCCGCGCCGCTTCCGCGTCGCCTACGTCGAAACCGGCAAGGGCTCCGGCAAATCGCCCCTGGCCGCCGGCGTCGGCATGAAGGGCCTCACCGCCGACGGCGAAGCCCGCGCCGAGATCTACGCCGCCGCCACCAAGAAGGACCAGGCCATGGTCCTGTTCCGCGACGCCGTCGCAATGGCCGACCAGTCGCCCGAGCTTGCAGCCCGCCTCACCAAGTCCGGTGTGGGCGAGGCCACCTGGAACCTCGCCTACCGCGCCACTGCCAGCTTCTTCCGCCCCATCGCCGCGGATGAAGGCCAGTCCGGCCCGCGGCCACACATCGGCCTCATCGACGAGTACCACGAGCACAAGACCGACGTCGTCTACCAGCTCATGCGCGCCGGCACCAAGAGCCGCCGCCAAGCCCTCATCCTGCTGATCACCAACAGCGGCGCCGGCCTCACCACCCCTTGCGGCCTGATGCACGACTACGCCACTCAGGTCGCCGCCGGCGCCAAGGTCGACGACGCCTTCTTCTCGTTCGTGTGCGGCCTCGACGAAGGCGACGACCCCATCACCGACGAGACCTGTTGGCCCAAGGCCAACCCCTCGCTGCAGTTCGCCAACCTGCCCGGCTATCAGTACCTGCGAGAGCAGGTCACCGAGGCCCGCGGCATGCCCAGCAAAGAGGCCATCGTCCGGCGCCTGAACTTCTGCCAGTGGACGGCCGCCATCTCGCCGTGGCTGTCCGCCGCCGTGTGGGAGCCCTGCCGGCGCGACTTCACCGCTGCCGATCTGCGCGGCCGCCGCGCCTGGGGCGGGCTCGACCTCTCCAGCACCACCGACCTAACTGCCTTCATCCTGCTCGTCGAGCCGGCCGAAGCCGGCGAACCATGGCACATGCTCCCATGGGCCTGGCTGCCCGAGGGCGGCCCCGACTTCACCCTGCGCCACCGCGCCGACCGCGACCGCGTCGACTACCCCGCCTGGGTCAAGCAGGGCCACCTCGAAACCACGCCCGGCGCCGCCATCAGCAAGCGCCACGTCCTGCAGCGCGTCGCGCAGATTTGCGCCGAGTTCGAAGTGCAGCACATCGCCGCCGACCGCTGGCGCCTGGAGGACTTCAAGCAGCAGGCCGCCGATGACGGCATCAGCCTGCCCGAACTCATCCCCTTCGGGCAGGGCTTCAAGGACATGAGCCCCGCGCTCGACACCTTCGAGACCGCCATCCTCAACCGCACCGTCGCCCACAACGGCCACCCGGTGCTGACCTGGTGCGCCGCCAACGCCGTGACCGACAGCGACCCCGCCGGCAACCGAAAGCTCAACAAGGTCAAGGCCACAGGCCGCATCGACCTCGTCGTCGCCGCCGTCATGGCCTACGGCAGTGCGGCGAAGCCCGACGAGGGCAAATCCTTCTGGGAGACCGCGTGAACCTCTGGCCCTTCAGCCGCAAGAGCAATCCCACGCCGTTCAGCGCGGCCAACTTCGCGCAGCTGCTGGCCGGCGTCTTCGGCGGCGGCGCCACCAAGAGCGGAGCCAGTGTCAACCGTGAGACTGCGCTGGAGGTGACGGCCTTCTTGTGCTGCGTCCGCGTCATAGCCGAAGGCGTTGCCCAAGTGCCCTGGACTGTTATGCGCAAGGTGCCCGGCCAGCGCGACCGGCTGCCCGCCGAAGGCCACGCGCTGTGGGATGTGCTCCACCGCCGCCCCAACCGCTGGCAGACCTCGTTCGCCTTCCGCGAGACCATGCTGCTGCACATCCTGGCCAGCGACCAGGGTGCCGCCTTCGCATACATCAGCCGCGTGGGTGCTGATCGCCGCATCCGTGAGCTCGTGCTCATCGAGCCCCAGCGCATCCGCACCGACATCGCCGACGACGGCACCCTGCGCTACGTCGTCACCGGGCGCGACCACACCGAGCGCGCCCTCGCCGAGTCTGACGTCTGGCACGTCCGCGGGCCGAGTTGGAACGGCCTCACGGCCATCGGCTTGCGCAAGCTCGCCCGCGAAGCCATCGGCCTGGCCATGTCCACCGAAGAGACCCAGGCCAAGCTCCACAAAGAAGGCGTGCGCAGCTCCGGCGCCTGGTCCGTCGATGGCAAGCTCGACAAGAAGCAGTACGAAGACCTCTCCGCCTGGCTGCAGAAGCAGGCCGGCTCAGCCGCCCCGCTGGTCCTCGACAACGGCGCCAAGTGGCAGCCCTTCACCCTATCCAGCGTCGACGCCCAGCACCTGGAGACGCGCGCCTTCCAGATCCGTGAAATCTGCCGCGCCATGCGCGTGCAGCCCGTCATGGCCATGGAGACCGAGAAGGCCACCGCCTACGCCAGCGTCGAGCAGCAGTTCATCGCACACGTCGTGCACACCCTGCTGCCCTGGTACGAGCGCATCGAGCAGTCCGCCGACGTCTTCCTGCTCACAGAGGATGAGCGCAAGGCCGGCTACTACACCTTCCTCAACCCCGTGGGCCTGTTGCGTGGCGCCATGAAGGACACCGGCGAGTACATCGGCCGCCTCACCGAACGCGGCGTCATGACCCGCAATGAAGCCCGCGACATGCTCGACCTCAACCCGCTGCCCGGCCTCGACGAGCCTCTCACCCCGGTCAACCTCGCCACCGGCGCCACCCCACAACCGGCCCCGGCCGACGCCTGAAAGCCCGCCACCATGGAACTCAAGCACATCGAGCGCCCCTTCGAGCTCAAGGCCATCGAAGACGACGGCACCTTCTCCGGCTACGTCAGCGTCTTCAACAACGTCGACCTCGGCGGCGACGTCATCCTGCCCGGCGCCTTCGCAGACAGCCTCGCGGCCTGGAAGGCCAAGGGTGCGCTGCCCCCGGTGCTCTGGCAGCACCGCACCGGCGAGCCTCTGGGCCCGTTCCTGGAGATGCGCGAAGACAGCGTCGGCCTGTGGGTCAAGGGTCGCCTGCTCGTCAACGATGTGCCCCGCGCCAAAGAGGCCAGGGCGCTGCTCCAGGCCAAGGCCATCAACGGCATGTCCATCGGCTACGTCAGCCGCGACGACAGCTGGGACCGTGTCACCGACGTGCGCACCTTGAAGCGCGTTGACCTCTACGAAGGCTCCATCGTCACCTTCCCGATGAACCCCATGGCCGGCGTCACCGACGTGAAAACCCGCCTGGCTGCCCTCGAATCCCTGGCCGACGTTGAACGCCACCTGCGCGAAGCAGGTGGCTTCAGCAAGGCCGAGGCTGTGGCGCTCGTGTCCCACATCAAGTCGCTGTCCGCCCGGGCTGAGCCCGAGCACGACGCCGACCTGCTGGCGGGCCTTGACGCGCTGCACAAGTCCCTCGCGGGTCGGAGCGAATCCGATCAGCTGGGCGAACTGCTCCCGGGCCTCAAAGCCCTGAGCGCATCCCTCACCTGACCGCTACTTCCACCACCCGCCAGGCCGCTTTCGAGCGGCCTTTTTCATGCCCGAAAGGAACCCATCGTGAAACTCTCCCGCAACATCACGCGCATCGCGCTCCTGGTCGTCGTGGCCCTCGTCTCCCTGCCGATGGTCATCGCCTTCGGCCACCACCTCAGCGGGGACCAGCTCGCCACCGGACTGCTGCTGGCCAATGCCCCCGTGGCGGCGACTGAGGTCAAGCAGTTGCTCGACAAGATCATGCAGCGCTTCGAGGACTTCAAGACGTCTAACGACGAGCGCTTGGCCAAGGTCGAAAAGGGCCTGCCCACCGGCGACACCGACGCCAAGCTGGCCGCCATCCAGGCCGACGTCGCCAAGGCGCTCGACCTGAAGAAGGATCTGGAGCTGCTGGAGTCCAAGCAAAACGTCGCCGGCCTGCTCGGCGGCGGCCACAAGGGCAACCCCGATAAGGCTGCCTACAAGACCGCCTTCTTTGATCGCTTTGTCCGCAAGGGCGATGACGATGCCCAGCTGAAAGAGCTGCAGAAGAAGGCCTGGAGTGTCGGTACCCCGGCCGACGGCGGCTACGCCCTGCCGGAGGACATCGACCGCGACATCGAGAAGCTGCAGCGCGACATCAGCCCCATCCGCGGCCTTGCCAATGTCGTGCGCACCGGCACCAGCGACTACAAGAAGCTGGTCAACGTCAACGGCATCGCCTCCGGCTGGGTCGGTGAAACCGCGGCCCGCACGGCCACCAACACCAGCCAGCTGGCCGAGGTGCCCGTCTTCATGGGCGAGCTCTACGCCAACCCGCAGATCACGCAGCAGGCGCTGGACGATCTCTTCTTCGACGTCGAGGCCGAGATTCAGTCTCAGCTGCTGGAGGAGTTCGCCGTGGCCGAGGGCTCCGCCTTCGTGTCCGGCAACGGCACCAACAAGCCCAAGGGCTTCCTGGCCTACACCACCGCCGCCACGGCCGACTCCTCGCGCGCCTTCGGCACGCTGGAGCACATCGCCACCGGCGTCTCCGGCGACTTTGCTGCCAGCAACAAGGCAGACATCTTCTACGACACCCTGGCCAAGCTCAAGGCCGGCTACCGTGCCGGCTCGCAGTGGGTCATGAACAAGGGCCTGCTGTTCGAGGTCATGAAGCTCAAGGACACCACCGGCCAATACCTGTGGCAGCCGCGCCTGACCGAGAACGGCCTGGGCATCGCTTTGCTGGGCTACGGCGTCACCGAGGCCGAAGACATGCCCGCCAAGGCCGCCAGCAGCCTGTCCATCGCCTTCGGCAACTTCAAGCGCGGCTACACCATCGTCGACCGCATCGGTATGCGCATGCTGCGCGACCCGTACAGCAACAAGCCCTACGTCGGCTTCTACACGACGAAGCGCGTGGGCGGCATGGTCGTCAACAGCGAGGCCATCAAGCTCATCAAGTTCGCCACGTCCTGACCCGGTTGTCTCCAGGGATGCCGCCTCGCGCGGCTTAACAGCCGCCCCAGCCTCCACCGCTGGGGCGGTTCTTCTTTGCCTGACGCCTCACTCCACAACCGGAGCACGCCATGCCCCTTGTCAAGTTCCACAAGCCCTACAAGTTCGCCCACCAGGGAATCCATGTCGAGGAATTCCAGCCCGGCGACGACCCCGTCGAGACGACGGAAGAATGCGCCGCCCAAGCCATCGAAGACGGCGTCGCCAAGGCCGTGAAGGCCAAAGCTGCGGCTCCCGACAAGTCGGAAGAGAAGGCCCCCGAGTAACCCTCGGACTCAGCCGCCGTGCGCCCGTTGGGCGCATCCGCTTGAGCCCCACCCGAAGGACCGCACACCATGTCCAAAACCATCAAGTACACCGGCACGCAAGTGCGTTGGGCGGAGCTGCCCTACACCGGCAAGCAGTCCGTCTGGCAGCCGGGCGAGCAAGACGAGCGCAGCGACACCGAGGCCAACCAGTTGCTGGCGACCGGCCTCTTCACCCAGGTCTACACGGTCAACGACCTGCCGCTCCCGTCCTTGGTGTCAGGGGCTGGGATCAACACCATCGCCCTCATCGGCGACAGCCTCACCGACAACAACTACACCAACGCGGCAGGCCTGCAGGCCTATTCGTCCATCGGCTACTTCACCTGGGCGAACATGTTGCTGGGCCAGCGCCTGACGCTGGTCAACGAAGGCGGCGTCGGCGGCAACAAGTCGGCTGATGTGCTGGCCAGGTTGGACCGCGACATGATCGCCTACCGGCCGAAATACGGCCTGGTGATGATCGGCGTCAACGACCTGTTCGGCAGCCTCACGGCGACTGCCATCGCGGCCAACCTGCAAGAGATCTATACGCGGATGCGTGCAGCGGGCATCACCGTCATCGCCTGCACGGTCACGCCGGCCACCTACAGCGCTGCACAGATCGAGCAGTGGACGGCGCTGAACGCCTGGATTGTCGATTACGCGCGTTCGACGACCGGCATGCTGCTGTGCGACATGGCCGGCGCGCTGATGTCGGCGACCGACGGCGCGCCGCTTGCTGGCACGACGAACGATGGCATCCACCCGATCACACAGGGCGCCGTCCCGATGGGACGCTCTCTGTTCGAGGTGCTGGACCCCATCGTCCCCAAGATCGCACCCGGTACCGCTGGACTCATGACGGTCGGTTCCGCGCAAAAGAACATCGTCCTCAACGGCAACGCCTGGGGCAACAACGCGGGCGGCGTCAACGGCTTCTCGCTCGGCGCCGGTATCACTGGCACCGGCCCAGACCGCTGGCAGACGGGCCGCTCTGGCACGAGCACAGCCGTTGCCTCCAAGGTGGCGAAGTCGGATTGGCGCTCGGGCGAGATGCTGCGCCTGGCCTGCACGGTCGGTGGCGCCAACGAACAGCTGTTCTGCGGCCCGCTCGACACCATCCTCCGCTACTGGGCCTCCGGCCTGGCCGTCAACCTCAATGACATCGTGCGGCCCACCGTGCCGAATGGTGTGGCCTACCGGGTCACGACGGCCGGCGCCCTGGCCGCTGGTGCTGACCCGACCGCGACCTGGTCCACCACGCCAGGTGCGTCATTCACTTCCGGCGCGGCGACGCTGAAGGTCGTTGACCCCTTGGATACCGGCGCATCGCTAATCGCTCAGTGCCGTATCGCACTGTCCGCCTGGACGGGGGCGGTGCTGCCGGTGCTGCAGATCTGGCAGTACACCTCGGGCTACGGCTCGATCGTCAAAAAGTCGAACTGCAACAACTGGGGCGGAGCTGACGCCTTGCCCACCAATGTGCCGGCAGGCACCTACGTGCTGCGCACTCCGACCGTCACGCTGGACCCGACGTGCGCAATCATCACCGTGCGCATGGGCATCTACGGCGCGGCCGGTGTGACCGGCAATTTGGACGTGGGCGAGTTCGAGCTGCGTCGTGACACGGCGCCGTACACCTTCAGCCCGACGGCCTGATTCCAAGCCCCTGCCGGTTAAGTACCGCCACCCCACCAAGCCCGCCTAGCGCGGGCTTTTTCACGCCCACCCCATGCAGCGCATCCTCTACGTCGCCGACTCGCTCGACCCCGTCACGGTCGCCGAGGTCAAGGTCGCCGCGCGCATCGACACCGACGCGCTCGACGCCGAGCTCGCCAGCCTCATCACCTCCGCGCGCGAGCAGGCCGAGCACCTTACCGGCCGCTGCTACCGCGGCCAGGTGCTGCGCGCCGAGCTGGCCGACTGGCCGGCCGACACCGACGCCCTCGCCGTGCACAACGCCACCGCCAGCGCCGTCCGGTACTGGACGGGCGTGGACTTCTCCGCCTCGCCGCTCGACAGCAGCGCCTACGTCTACGCCCCCGGCGGTATCGGCAACAACGGCACCGTGCTGGCCCCGGCCACCGGCACCAGCTGGCCCGTGCTGGCCGACCGCCCCGTCGGCCCGCGCGTGCGCATCGACCTGACCGCCGGCCCCGCGCCCGGCGCGGAGGCTGCCACCGTGCCCGAGTCCGTGCGCACCTTCATCAAAGCGGTCGTCTCGGCCTGGGTCAAAAGCCCCGAGGCCCTGTCCAACGGCGTGCTCACCGTCAACCCGCTGTTCGAGCGCCTGCTCGACGGCGAACGCCTCTTTGCCTGACGCCATGGTCACCCTCAACCACCGCGTCACCCTCCAGCAGCCGGCGGCCGGGCAGGACGCGCTCGGCCAGCCCACGCAGGGCTTCACGACCGTGGCCGACGTGTGGGCCGACGTGCGCCACGTCAACGGCCTGCAGGCCATCAAGGCCGATGCCCGCGTCAGCGCCGTGCAGGCCAGCATCCGCGTCTGGCGCCGCGCCGACCTGGCGGCCGGCTGGCGCGTGCTGCATGGCGGTGTCGTCTACGCCGTGCGCGCGGTGCTGCTGCCCGAGCGCGACTTCGCCGACCTCGTCTGCGAGGTGGTCTCGTGAGCCTGACCATCACCATGACCGGCGCTGACCTCGGTCTCGACGCCCTCGTCGACGAGGCCCTGGCCGCCGCCCGCCCTGCTGCGCAGGCCGGCGCCCAGGTGCTGTACGACCAGGTCAAGGCCAACGTCGCGCGCCTGCGCCGCGTCACCGGCAACCTGGATCGCAGCATCTACCAGGCGTTCGCCGATGGTGAAAGCGGCGCGGGCCGCGCCACCTACCGCATCAGCTGGAACGAGAAGAAGGCGCCCCACGGCCACCTCGTCGAGTTCGGCTACCTGCAGCGCTACGAAATCGCCCGCGACGCCCGCGGCCGCATGTTCCCGATGGTGCGCCCCGAGATGCAGGGCCAGCCCAAGCCCAAGCGCAGCGCGTCGCAGGCGGTCAAAGACGCCTACTACATGCCTCGCAAGGGCGGCCCGCTGCAGATCCCCGGCAAGGCCTTCCTCCGCAGCGCCTGGTCCCGCGCCCCGCAGGCCCAGGCGGCCATGGCCGAGCGCTTCTTCGCCGAGCTGCAGAAAAAGGGGCTGCTCAAGTGAGCATGGAATCCGACCTCGTCGCCGTGCTCGTCACCGCCTGCCCGCGCGTCTACCCCGACGTCGCGCCGCAGGGCGCGGCCGTGCCCTACATCACGTACCAGCACATCGGCGGCCAGCCGCTGCGCTACGTGAACAACGCCGCGGCCGACAAGCGCCACAGCATGGTCCAGGTCAACACCTGGGCTGCCACGCGCGCCGAGGCGCTCGCCCTGTGCCGTGCCATCGAAGACGCGCTGTGCGCCGCCTCGGCCTTCACCGCGCGCCCCGACAGCGAGCCCATCGGCGACGTCGACGACGACACCGACCGCCGCGGCTGCCTGCAGGACTTCTCCATCTGGAGCGCCCGCTGACCTGACCGCTTGACCTGACGCCCCCAATCAGCCCGCCCGGCACCTCCGCCGCGGCGGGCTTTTCTTTGCCCGATGAGGGCATCACCCCGGCCCGCCGCGCATCCCGCCCGGCGGGCTTTTCACTTCTGAAAGGCCCCTCACCATGGCTCAAGTACCTACCGGCACCACCGTCGCAGTCGCAACTGCGTTCGGCTCAGCCCTTCCCACCTCTAGCGCCTCCAACGCCGCCGAGTGCGTCC